TATATCTTTAAGTTCTTTGTTTACAACAAAATATCTATTAATATCAAAATCATTACTTGACCCATTATTATTATGATCTACCCTTGCTTCCATTCTTGCATAAGCATTAGGAACAGTTGATGCTAAAAATTCTACTAATATTCTTACTGCAATTTTTGAAGTATCGATGTCTGGATCTGTTCCATCTTTATTTAATACGCTAAAGGCTAATCTAAGTTCATCAGATGTAGAGTATTTGGACAAGTCTAGTGAGGTACCAGAAAGTTGAATAAAGTTTCCTGCTCCAACAAGAGATCCTGTTGATCCACTAAAGGTTGAAGAGTCTCCTCTCATAATAACCATGTTATTTAAAAATCTTGATCTTTCGTTTCTAAGATATCTAGAATCATTTAAAAATATAGGATTGTCAGCATTTGTTTGAAAAATGTCTAACTCTAAAGATTGACTATTTACAGTAAAAAAATCTTTTATTATATTTGGAATTAAGGGATCGTCTAGTGGCTCTGAAACAAAATTTAGAGTTGTAGATCCATTAATCTTCCAATTTTCAAATTGGGTAAACGATAGTAAAGATTTGCTATTTGATGATCCAGTTATAGGATTAAAACCTGCAGAGTAAATTCCTACTTCTGTAATCTCATATCTTTCTTCCGTTGGTAATTCAGCAGTAAGAACAATTTTTGATATACCGTCCTCATTTACTATTCCTTTTGATGAAACTGGAACCCTCAACATTTCAAAATCTAATTCGGTTTTAGAAGAATAGTCTGGCAATGTACCACTTACATATGGTTCTAGTGGTCTTGCTCCACAGCCAATTGCTATATAAGAGCCATAAGAAGGAATTTGTCCAAGCAAATATTTTGATATTATGCTTTTGCCTTTATTGGTAATCATTAAAATCTCCCAAGTTATATTGTATCATAATACCCAGTTCCTGAAATTAAAATGTTGACTTCTATTTGCTCATCACTTTCTATGTTTACCAACTCTATAACTAAGTTTCCAGTAGAAGGATCTATATACAGGTTTTCTCCATTTAGTCCATTGCCAACGTTTGGTACTTTATTACTTAAATCAATTGTAAAATTTTTAAAATATTCATAAGAGGTTCCAGATACAGGAGCCATCGTGTATGAATTATAGTTTTGTAATATTTTGTTATTGTTTTGTATTCCTTCATGTAATAACGTAGATCCAAAAACGGTATCGTTTCTATCAATATTAATAATTTCTTGACTACCAATTTCTTCAAATATGATATTAGACATTATGTCTATAGATACTTCTTGATCACCAACAATAATATATTGTGGATCTGCTACCTTAACTAATGAACTATTATTTTTTGGATCATAAATTACTTGTGGAGTATTTGGAGTTGAATCACTCATCTGAAACCTCATAACAGTATATCTTCATTGTTGGACCATTTGAAGATCTTGAATAAGCAATATTATATACAACAAACCTTTTATCTTGTGATGCTATAATATTTTCTCCATTTAAATCTTTATAATGTATACTTATTATATCTCCCAATTGAATAATTGGTGTTGCAAAAATATCTAAACTAATTGCATTTTTAGGATCTATTGTTTTGTCAACAATCCATCCAAGTAATGATTCTGCTTCGTCTCGTGATTGTACGTATGGAACATCAATAGTAAATTCTTTTGTTCCATATTTTGATTTACTATTATTTAATTTATTGTATTTATTTTTTAACTTAATGTTTGATTGTATAGTTGCATCATCTATATATTGTGTTTTTACGTTATTTGAATTTTCTTTGTAGTAATCTTCTACAGTTAGCGTATTATTAGTTGATTGAGTAAAAGCAACACCTTGAATTCTTAAATAGTTGCCAGAAGTTTCATCTAAAGACAGGGCAGTATCAGTAGCATTAAAAATTAAAAATTCTGCTCCATATGCATCTGGTACAAATCCTGAAATAGTATAACCCTTAATTTGATTAAAGGTTGGAGATATTCTTGAATATAATGCTGGATATGCTTTGTCAAATTTAATATTAAAATAAGCACACTCTCTCATTATTGATCCAAATTCATCAAAGTAAAAATTATAAGATGGTGGCTCTGCTGGACTAATTCCAGATAAGTGTGTAGACTGAATTACTGAACTAAGAGCGTGCTTTCTAAATGCTTCATTAGAAGTTAATTCCTGGTTATCAAATATTTTATTAAATGGAACATCTAAACTTTCTGTCATGTTTTTTGCATAATTGCTGCCAAGTGCAAATATATTTTCAAACATAACCTTTGATGTTCCTCTAGTAAAAATGCACATGTTATTATAGATTGGAAGGGGGTTTGGATCATCAACTATAGCAACTATATTATTATTTATATATAGGTAAAACTTTCTTGTTTGATTTATATCTAGATATTCAATGGCTATATCATATACCGTTGGATTTTCCTCTCCTGTCATTCTGTACTGACCAGTAAAATTACCATCGTCTACCAAAATATTTGTTAGTCCAGACCAAAGTTTAACTGGTACACCAAGTGTGCCTGCATCATCTTTTCCTATTTTATAAAATAATAAATTAGCAATATTGGATGCATTACTATATTTTTCTATATTATTTTCTGTTAATGCAACTATTTCAAAATAATATCCAACGTTAGTTGATGGGTTAACCATAATTCCTAAACCACCAGAACCACCACCAATGCTAATATTTTGAGACGGTTCACTTCCTGGGGTGACATAGTAGGTCATGCTGCCCACAGGCGACTGGCCTCTAATTTCGTTATTTTCAATGTTACCAATTATTCTTAGCCTAGTTCCAAAATGTTTAAATTTGTTATTTAATGGCTTATACACATAGTTAATATAATCAATAGGCTTTTGTTCAAAAGTAAATGAAGGACCAGTCATAACCAGAGCAGATGACTGAATGCTTCCAGATTTATTATTAATTGAATTCTTATTGTCATATTCCGATACATAAGAACTTGATAAAAAGTTTTTAATTTTGCTTGTTCTTGTAGTTTGTTTTGCTATATTATCACTTACTCCAGCAGGACCAACAACTACAGTTTTATCCATTTCTTTATTTGAAAAAAGATACTCTGAATACATGTTGCATCCTTTTACATTGTCATTGTTTGTCCAATATGGATTTAATCCAGCGTAATGATCAGTAATCTGTGTGCCAAATTGTGCTCTTCCATTTTTAACAACTTCTCCATTTTTTAAAACCTTAATTCCATTTTTTTCTACATAATCTAATTCTGTGTAAATTCTTATTAATCCAGTTGGATACATCTTTCCATTAAATGGAAGTTGTGAAAAATAATTTTCGTAATCTTGAACACTTGTTATCCAAGTATTTCCAAATCCTGAAACATTATACTCAACTGCATCATATCTTATAACCTCTCCATTTGAATAAAAATAACCATTATAGTTACTTAGCCAGTATACATTTTCTCCAAGATCTATAGTATTATTAATTAGAACATTATTTTCAATTATTGGCACAACATCGTTTAATGAAGATGCGAGTGGTATTGCTGAAAGAATATAGGATGACATCGTACCTGCCGAATCATTGGCAGTTTTAATATTGTTTTTTCCAGACACTTCCCATAATAATGTTGGCTTGTACACCCAAGTTTTATTTTTATCTAATAAGGTTGCTTGTTTTATAGATCCCAAAGTTTTTTGAATATATCTAGTTGTATAATTAATTTTTCCAGAATTTAAAACTTTAGTGTCTACAACAGATGCATTAATTATATTTTCTTTTTTATTTACAAGACTATCATTTGATCCATAAAGAACCATATCTATAGATCTATCACTTAATTTAGGAACAGTATAATTTTTACTCATTACGATTAAGTCGTTTTCTTCATTAAAAAACATTGCAGATTGAGAGGAAATTGCTAAATCATTCAAAACCTGTGCAATATTTTTTTCTTCGTTACAAAAAAAGAAAGGTATTATTAACTCTTTTTCATCATTAATTTTTTTAAATTTATAGTTAGAAAATCCAGCATAGTCTAATAATATAGATATTGCAAAGTTAATAGAAACATTTGTTAAAAATAAACTAGGAGCATTTATTTGTTCTAAATAAAAATATAAATCTCTTAACTCTATAGAAGTTTTTCCATTTTGTATATCTGTTTGTGGTATGTTATCTGAGTAAAACTTTTTTAATGGTATATAATTATTATCATTAGTTCCAGTAAATACTTCTTCATAAAAACTAAACTTAACATTATTGTTTAGATATTCAGAAACTATACTTA